CCGTCGTGACTTCTGTGAATTGCACTTTCGGCTGCTGGAATGTCAAAAATATTAACTGCAAATTTTCTCATCTCGTCATCAGGAGGATTGCGTGTTAGACCGGTAAAGTAACAGTCTATTTCTTTTTCAGCTAATAGTTTACTGCATAAGTCTGCTTGCATTTTGCCAGATATTCTCTGATCTTCTATTAAATGAGTGAAATGATTTTTAAATTTAATATCAAATTCGTTTTCGATAAAGTTCATTACTTTTTTTGCAACAGCAACTTGATAAGCCTTGCCCTGAACATCTAAACTAATAGCAACCAAAGATATATCAGGTCGTTCTTCTTTTACATACTTACCCAACAAATATCCGATAATTGCACTGTCGCAGCCGCCTGACAATCGAATACCTACATTTTTAAAATTTGATGGCAAGTTAAATTCTAAATTACCTTGAGATATGTTTATTATCATACTAATCCTTTATTCGTACCTATTAAATCCCCAGTAGCGTTCATGACACCACCAGCATTCTTCGCAATGTTTACTAAAATCAGTTGTCCATGCTTCGCAGCTTCTTGTTAATGGAAATAATGTATCCATTAGTTCAAACTGTTCGTATAACTCTCTGACTCCTTGTTTATCTATATTAATCAACGGAGTATAACACCACCAACTTAGATCTGTAACGGGCTTATTTTTATCGCCCGGAGTTCTGTTATCTTTAGGTCCAAACTTTTTACTGTCAGGAAAAGACTCTAAAGCAGTCTCTGGTGGATTTTTTGTAACTCCATAATACAACGCATTTATTTCTTTATTATTAACTATAGCGCCCATGAATTCTTTTTGGTAATTATCAAATTCTTCCACACTTGGGCAAAATCCAATCTTATGATCGCCAAACTTTATATCAAATTCTTTTTCGATAAATGCAATAACTTTTTTAGAAAATTCTTCTTGATACGCTCTGCCATTAAAATTAATTGTAATAGGAATAATAGTCACTTCAGGACGTTCTTCTTTAATATACTTTGCTAACATATATGCAACAATAGCACTGTCGGCTCCGCCTGATATTTTAATGCCAACATTTTTTACGCCGGGCCGTAGATATATTGATATGTGCTGTTGACTATTTTTTACTAGCATCTTTTATTTATAATTGCTATTATTCATATCTACCAAAACCCCAAAAACGTTCGTGACAATGGAAACATTTTACTTTACAATGCTCAGTAAAATCAGTAACGAAATCCTCGCAGCTTCTAGTTAACGGAAATAATCTGTCTAATAGATTAAATTGTTTATACAACTCTGCTATTTCTTGTTTATCCATATTAATTAAAGGTGCATACCTGCTGGTGCTAATTCTTTGACTTTTTGGTTTAGTGTGATTCCTGTCAGGCAAGCCAGCATCGATAACCATTTGAGCAAACGTCATCATGACTTCCATGGGAGGATTATGTGTTAGTCCTATGTATAAGCAATCTATTACGCCATCCTCAAATACTTTATTAACTAATTTTACCTGTGTATCTGTATAATCGTCTTCGCCTGCTGCCATAGCAGTATACTGCTGTCCGAACTTAATATCAAATTCTTTTTCAATAAAACTTATAACTTTATTAGAAAATTCAACTTGGTAATTCTTCAAAGCATGTGAGACTGTTATTGGAATGATAGTTAAATCGGGACGCTCTTCTTTAATATACTTTGCCAACATATATGCAACTATAGCACTGTCGGCTCCGCCTGAAATCTTTAGTCCGATATTCTTAAAATGCTTGGGCAAATCAAATTCAATAGTTTTTTCATTAACGCAATTAATAATCATGGTTCTGTTCCTTTGATTAATTCATATAGTTCAGGAATATAATCTTCTATACTATGCCCGCGAATCTTGTCTAACTTTCTTGTTGCGTGCCAAAATGCTGGAACGTGTTCACTGAAGTCCTGGGCGTACATATAATCAACATATTGATCCAGTAAAGAAACTACTTCTTTTCTACTACTAGTTTTACGTTCTTCAGTGAAATTACTTTCATCTATAATCTTTAACAGCTTGGGCTTGTATGCTTCGTACTTTGCTTTAACTGCGTCTTTGGCAAACTTAGGCAACATACGTACATTATAAAACTTTGGACCATGTAGCGGGTGCGGAGTGATAACAGGACGCCATTCATCATCGTTAATGCGTGGCATCTTGTTAAGCAGTATCCATTCCATAAATTCTGGAAAATGTAATACGTTAAACACATTAATAGTTGCAGCGATCCAAACTTTAAAGTTGCCTTCTGCTTGACTTAATTTTAATAAGTTTTTGTGGATTGTGTTAAAGTCTGCAGGATAACGCATATAATGATTAATGTCACCTACGCCATCGACACTGGCTCCGATGTTAACTTGTTTGAAATGCTTCCATACTTCCCATGCTCTTGGAGGAATGTTTGTTAAGTTTGTATTGTATTCAACAATCATTTTTTTAGCTTGACCGGCGTCGACACATTTTTGTAAGAACTCGTAGTGTCTGTCGATCATCAATGGCTCTCCGCCTACAATGTACAGTTTAGTAATTTGTGGAATGTTAGCGTCCATCTGTTCCCAGTAATGGTCGCTTTCGTGCCAATTGTATACGTTGACTTCTGGCTCGTATTTGTCTTTGTCGTTTAGAATCAGTTTGACTTTGCCATGGCTGTCTTTATATGTATCGCTCCACAGTGCTACTTGGTCATCGTACCATTGACTGCTGTCTGTAGGTCCGCACATGCGACATTTTAAATTACACAAGTTACCAAAACGTAAATCATAGAATGTGCAGTCAATTGCTTCAGTATCAATAGTTCCGTCTGCTTGTGTCTTAGATAAAAGGTCGTCCCAGTCAAATCTTCCACGCTCGACCCAAATTTCGTTTTCATATTCTAAACGGCTACGCATACCTGAATCTGTTTCAGTTTTACATCTAACACACTCGGCGTGCCATTTGCCTTCCATCATGTCTTTTCTGATTTCTTTAGCCAATGGACTGTTTCTTGCAGCCACTAATTCCGAAGTTTTTGCATTTAGAACTTTACCATTTTCATCTTTTAGGATACCGCCGGTCGGTCCGTGCTGTGCTTGACAGCAGATACGCATATCGCCATTAGCTCTTAAACTTTGACTCATCCATGGAACTGGACACAGTGTTGCTTTTTTATCTACGCTCATTTATTTGTTCCTAAAAATTTTAAATGTGGGAATACTTCCCAATAATCAACATTTCTTAATTCGTTTAGTTTAAGATAATATTCTCTAGCTTTGTCGTTAAGACTTTGATCTTTAATCTCTTCTGTACGCAACGCAAGGATTAGTCCTTGTACTGCTTTAATTTCTCTTTTCTTGTGCGGACTTTTATTGCACAACCAACTTGTTGCTATAAATTCTTGCAACTTTGCAACTTCTTCTAATCGCATCTCTAAAGGAACAAGTTCATGACGAAGCCATTCTTTTCCTCTAACACTGGTAACTCCTAAATGGAATCTAGTGTTATTTGTAGTTTCGCAATAATTATCAAAAAACTTCATCAAGTCTGTTATTCCAATGCAATTTAATGTTTGCAAACAGGTCTGAGTAACAGTTTCCCATTCGCTGTGTAAGTTAGTAGAGTTGTTGATACTGGTGATCACGTGATCCCAATTGGTATGTGGTCGAATTAATTCATCTGCATCCTTGTATGCATCTATACTAAAACGTAGCAGACCGCCTTTGAATCTATTCAGTAGCTCTATAATTTCGCCGTCTATTAATGTGGCATTTGTACTGATATCTAACGATATATTTTTAGCATACTCGGTCAGTGAAATTTCTTTCATAAAGTCGATACTGTGACGATCTGCGAATACTTCGCCGCCTCTAAACTCCATGTAAAGAACATTTTTTAAATTGTCTATAACTTGATCTTTAAAGAATTGGCTTTCACTTAAATATTCTTCGCCAAACGAACGTGCAATATCTAAACTACCTTTCATCTGTTTAGTTAGGCTCGGCTCCCACTTGGTATATTCTTTATACATCATACTAGACAAGTTTGGGCTACACATAATACAAGACAAGTTACATTTAGTACTTAAACGTATTTCCCACCATTGAGGCATTACATCTACATAACCATTAGCATCATAATAACTTTGTAACAAGGGCAATACTTTATCTAAGAAACGTTTGTTTTTACCAGTGCGCTTACTGCCCAATCCACTTTCTTCCATACGATAACAAAAACTACAGTTTGAAATAGTTTCGCCATTCAACATCTTCATACGAAAATCTTTCATGAACTTGCTGTTCCATAGATCGGCAATACTGTCGTTGAACAAGTTGAAGACTTCTGTATCGTTATTATAAGACTCGTTATTAATTTCGTCTATAGTAATGTGTTTAGGTATGCCATTGTCTACGTTGGAAATGCTGCAACATACTCTGGCATCGCCTTTGCCACGAGTATTGAGCTGCACAAAAGGAACTATGCAAAATGTCTTTTGATTTAATTGCATATTATAATCCTTTAAATATATCTTTCATTTCAGGAAAAGTTTTGTAGAAATCTGTACCGCGTTGCTTATCTAGTAGCTCTATATATTCTTTCATCTCGGGCAAGCGCACACTCCAGTCCTCGCTCTTGGCAAAATTAACCATGCCGCGAAGTCTACTGATGCCATAGTCTGCATTTAGCCACTGCTCTTCGGTAACCTTACCTTGATGCCACTTTGGCACACCTTTTTGCCAGTTTGCTTTCCACCAAGGAATAAACTCCTCGTACTTCTGCTCAATCTCATCCTTGAACCATGCGGGTAATATCTTAACGTTGAGATGCGGCGGATGGTATACAAAGTGATAGTTAATACCGCCTGCTCCAAATGGCCACATATTGACTTTCTTAAAGCCATGTTCCAGCTTCCACTTTAGGAACTCAGGAATATAATAAATGTTTAACGCCTGCACTGCACAAGCAATAGTTACTTCTACATTGTCGCCTGTTTCTTCATCTAGCTGTCTGAATGCTTCTAAATTTCTTTCCCACTTACTAGGATAACGAATATAATCATTTCGATCACCGACGGCATCAACACTATAATGATAACGAACTAATTTAAAATGACTCCAAAGTTCAAATAGGTCTTCTCGCCATTCTACACCATTACTGTTGTAACGTATTTCCATGTCCTTTGCATAGCCACGCTTAATACATTCTTCTAGAATCATGTAATGTTCTTCGATGATCAGCGGCTCGCCACCTGCAAAATAGAGCTGTTTCATGTTGGGGATCTGTTCCCATAGCTGTGTCCAAAACTCAGGATTATTCTTGTGCCAGTTGTAGCTAGCACCATTCTCTTGTCCTTTGTTGCCCCACTGCATACTATCTTTAAGTACAGGATTCTGTACTTCTGGATACATCTTCTGCCACTCAGGAATCCACAAACTGCTGTCATGCGGACTACACATTACGCAGGCCAAATTACATTTAGTACCAAAGCGCATGTCAATATAAGCAATATGCGGAGGAACTGATCCATCTTCTTCAGTATCCGCTAACAGTTTGTCCAAGTCCACTCGTTGTTTCCAATAAGCAGTTTCCCACTGTCTTTTACTCTTATGTCCTTCACGTTCTTCTTTGTAGCATTTGGTGCAGCTGGCAGGTTCTTCGCCTGCTAACATTTTAAGTCTAGTGTTCTTCATGTAGTCGTTATTCCAACTACTGAGAAAATCTGTATGGTTCAAGTTTGCAGGTTTGCCGTCAGCATTTTTGAGAATGCCTACTTCGCCCCCGTGCACTTTGTCGTTGGTAGGGCCTACACTACTGGCGTTGGCAGTGCAGCATACTCTCATATGTCCATTAGGTCTAGTGCTAAGATGTACCCATGGTAGGATACAGAATGTTTTGCTTGGTTCTGCCATAATATTATTTAATTTTTAATGCCTATTTAAATTGTTCGCTAAATGCATCGTATTTAGCTCCGCACGTCTTGGCACATACAGCCAGCTTTCCTTCTGCACAGCTAGGTTTAGACCAGCTGTCAGGTATTACTTCCTGTATAAATTTACCATTGATTACATCCATAATGTTGTGTACACGAAGATCTAAAGAATCTAAACCTGCTAGGTCAATAGCGTCCCATATTTGTCCGCCACGCTGTTTCCAATACCATACATACATTTGCCCAGCAGTCCAGCAACAGGGCTGTAAGTATCCTTCTGCCGTGATGTAAATGCTTTTTTCTTCCGAGACTTTACATTTAACTTCTACCGTATCCCAGTATTTTTCCATATCCTTTTTCTTCTCAGGATCTAGATTAAACTTTTGAGCGCCTATTTTACCTTCTAGTTCTGCTACAGTTGAAATAAAATCAATTTTAACTTCACCTTTGTCTTTGCTTAGACTTTCTAATTGTTTTAGAGCGGCATTTTGATATTCAGGATTCTTGGGCATACTCAACAATGTTGTTTCTGACCCTTTTCTATTACCAGCTTGATGCTCTGCCTTAACTGAGCCGCGTGTATTGCTAAAGAATCTATTTGACTTCTTGACGTTGAACTTTTCAAAGCCCATCTTTTCAGCTAATGCTCTAGCTTCTTCTACTTGATGTTCGTTGTGCCCAAATACAATATAATCCCAACGTGCTCGACCACCTGCCTGAATAAAAGCTTCTGCGTTTTCCATTATCTTTTTCCACACAGTACCCTGCCTGTACAAATGATTAGTATCTTCTAGGCCGTCTACGCTGAATACCACATAATGACTCTTTCCCATAGCCGCTGGTAATCGACTCCACCATTCAGGAGTCTTGGCGCTGGCATTTGTGTGAAAGCTAAGTTGCATAGTAGCATTGTTACTACGAATGTATTCGAATATTTCTAATGTATCCTTGGCACTAATAGGATCGCCATAATTGCCGCACATGTACAAACGTTTTAATTGTTTAATGAAGTCAGGCTTTAGAATTGTTTTTACATCATCTAGCGTGAGTTCAGCATCATGTAATTGCGGATTTACTTCGCCGCCATTGATATTGCGAGCACATTGAGGGCAACTAGCATTACAACGTTCAGTAACTTCTAAATGCACTGTTGTAATTTCATGGGCTTTATACACCTATCCACTCCTTGAATTGCTGTTCTAACCAAACAAAGTTATTAACTAAAGTAAAATCAGCATTGCTAGATTGTGCGTAAGCAACACCCTGTCTAGCACCTTGTATGGCAAAGTAACCATATTGTGTTTCATTACCAGCTTCGCACCACATTGTCAAACGTTCTTTGGTTTCGGTATCGTTATTGTTTTTATTGATACCGGCACTAAGTTTAACTGCTTCACGGAATGCTGTTCGCCATGTAGCATAAGCACTATAATTAAATCTATGTTCGCTGGCTAGTATATTTAACTTAATATAATGGTCGGCAAGAGTTGTAGTCATATCGGGTCTGTCTAGACGTTCTGCACTAAAGCAATCTTTGCTGAATAGTTTGATGCCGCCGTGTCCATATACTAATCCGTTAATTGGGTTCTTTGCTCTAAACACTGCTACGCTTTTTGGTTTTAATTCAATTTGCTTATCAAAGTTAAAACTATCAACTATCCAGCAATCGGCATCTACTACATAGAACCTATCCGATTCGCACAAACTTGCAATATGTTTATGACTTTCGAATATTGTGCCTACTGCTTTTATTGCGTGACAATTAGTTGCGCGATCATTTAATCTTTTCCAATTTTCTGACCAGTTTGCTTCGTCATTATATAAAAAATAGATAGGTATCATATTAATACCTAGGTAATGTAAAACCAAACAATGGTAATGCGCTGTGATTTAGCACAGACGGCCAGCCAAAGTTCTTTGGGGGATTAATATTAACATGCTTAAACCATAGACTTTGTTTAGCATCTAATTCAACTAATGGTAAGTTTAATTTTTCAACTAATGCTTGCATAACTCTGTTACTGTCTTCTTCAGGACTAGTAGAATTTTCTTCAATATCTTTCCAGTACTCATTGAACCAATCATAATCTGATATTAAACTTTGATCAAAGTTGTTAACATATAGATTATAAGCACCTAAACGTGCACCATAAATTGCCCAGTCTCCATTTGCTACATCACGACCAACAGTCATCCAAGTTAGCCAACGTGCATAGTTACCCGGATACATTTTATGATTAAAGTCTTCTACTTTAACTTTATGTCCTTGATCAAGACCCATTTTAACACCTTCGCGGAAGCCTGCTCTAAATGCTTGTTTAGCACTGGCATTGTTCATAACAGTGCCATAAGTGTTATTCATTTGCTTATAGTTCTTAAAGTCCCAGCAAAAGTCTACATTATTATTGTCGTCATTTTTATCTGCGGCTTCATGAGTACGCATAGCTTTTACATATGGAGCATACCACAATTTAATACCGCCATTACCATAGACTAATCCATTGACAATATTTCTGCTACTCCAACTAAATGTTGAGGTTAAGTCAGCTTTGTCTATATCTAAATTTTGCTTCCATATAGCAGGATCTACTCGACAATCTGCATCGATAGTAAAGAATCTATCATTAACTGCAAATTCTGCACAGGCTTTATGTGCAGCATCAAAGCCTTTAACTCCGTGTACACGTTTAACTAATTCCGGTGTAGGATGATTTGCTCTAAGCAATTCAAAGTTCTCATCGGCGTTAGGTTCGTCGAAACTAAGAAATACTGCCGGTATTTCTTTTAGTTTTAAAGTAGTATTAGTATTGTTAATGTTTATAGAATTTATCAAACTCATTTTTCATCCATTCATAGTTGTTAATCAATTTCAATGCTTCCAATTTATTGAAATTATCTTTTCCGTATTGTTTACCTAATGCTGCACCATGCAAGGCATATTCGCCATATAGTCTGTCACTACCCACTGTAGTCCAAATTCGTAATCGTTCTTCTGTATCTGCTGGCGTAGTTGTTCCTTGATATAAGCTAGAACTTAACTTGGCGCATTCTCTAAAAGCACTGCGCCATGTACCAAATGGATCAGAATTAAAACTTGTAATATTGCTGACTTTGTTGATATATTTCAGTTTGCCTAGACCCGTAGTTAAATCTACTCGCCATGTTTGTGCATCTAATAATAGTTGACGTGGGAATAATTTTATACCACCCCAGCCGTATTCTAAATCATTAATAGGATTAATACTAGTCCATAAATGTACGCAGTCCATGTCAAAAACATTTGGCTTAAAATCAAATTTCCAATTATCAACAAGTTCGGCGTCACCGTCTACAACATAAAACATTTCTGTGGTAGCAATTTCAGCGGCACGTTTGTGTGCTTCGAAAATACCTTTAACATTCTTAACACGTTTGGCATTAGGAAATATTTCTAACAATCTATACCAATTAGCTTCGGCATTAGGTTCTTTATAGCTGATAAAAACTACATCAAAGTCTTTAGATACTACACCAATATTGCCTACAATTTTAGTACCAAGGCTTTCTTTGTTAGGAACAATTTTAGCCGCCCAAATTTGCTCGTTGTCTGTGTGCAAACTATTATCCAGCATCCACACATGTTCGTAGCCTAAGTCATAATAAGGAATGTTGTCGTTGATGTAATAATCTAAATGACTAGGAACATCGGGATTAAATATAAACTTAGGGCTAGCATAGCCCATTTCAAGATATCCTGGATTTTCCCTCTTAGATAAACTCTTTATTGCCCATATCTCATCGTCAGTGGGATTAAACTTAGGATCTAAATACCATACTAAATCGTCTTTTAAATTGTAATATGGAATGTTATCGTCATAGACTAGATCCACATCAGGAATGTCTGAATTAATAATTATATCTAATTTAGGACTAACATAGCCACGATCTTTAATACCTTGTATAGGTTGATCTTTAATCTTACATTTAGCTACCCAAATCTTATCATCAGTAGGATTATATTTTTTATCTAAGTAATAGATGTGTTCATAATAGATATCCTCGATGGTAATATTAAAGTCGATGTTGTAATCTACAAAATCAACTTCAGGATTAATTGTTATTTCTTTTTCTAATTCTAATCGACAATCGACAAAATCCCAGCCCTTACTAACATTCCAGTCAGATTTAAACTTTTTAACTAGCCATAAGTTATCTATTGACCATACGATGCATTTATTACTGTTAACCGAATCAACATCAATGTAATCTAGGATCCATTCGTATCCAGGATTTACAATTACGAATTCGTTGTAGATGGATCCTAGAGCATGTAATCGCTGATCAAATGTATCTGGATCTTCTTCCCATGTAACTTTTTCTACTAAACTTTTATCTATTTTAATCATGTTATTACAGGAACATTATACTTAGTATAAAATGCTTGTGCATCTGCTATATTATTAACCATTGGTTGACCTTTGATATTCAAGCTGGTGTTTAGTAACATAGGACAACCAGTAAGGCTGTGCCAATCTTCAAGTAGTTTTCTAAAACCAGGACTATCATTCTTGCTAACAGTTTGTACACGACTTGTTCCGTCTTTGTGTATTATAGCAGGAAACTGGTCAGGTTGTCTACACTTTGCTACAAATTGCATGAAAGGACTAGCTGTTATGTTCGCTGGCATTTCAAAGTATTCGTGAACATATTCTTCTAGGATTGCGGGGGCAAAGGGTCTGAACTGTTGTCTTCGTTTGATTGCGTTGACTGTGTCTTTGATATCTGGGCCCCTTGGATCTCCCAGTAAACTGCGATGGCCCAAAGCTCTAGGTCCAAATTCTGCTCGACCTGATGCCACACCCACGATTTTATCTGTTTTAAGTATGCTAATAGTTTCATCAACTGGATACTCCTTGCCCATGTTTGTACCAAGATATGCGCCAGGCCACTTAACTTGTTCACCAAAGAAAGCAGCAACTGCTCCAACACTACTGCCAGCATCTCCTGGGTTTGGCATTATCCAAACATTGTTCCAGTCGCCGGTGATTTCGCTGTTGGCCACACAGTTAAGAGCACAGCCGCCCATTAGTACAATATTCTTACTGGGAAGATTTTCTCTTGCCCATCGACTGATACCTTGTAGTATTTCAGTATACACTTGTTGTGTTGCGGCTGCAATATCAAATGTGTCTTGTTCTTTTAATAAGTCCAAGCGCCAATCAGGACAGCCACGATGCAAATTACGTTTGAACTTAACTTCTGGACCATTAATCACACTGAAGAAATCTTCGTATATAGCTGCTTTGTATTTGTTTGGATCACCGTAAGCAGCCATGCCCATTAGAATATATTCTTCTTCATTGGGCTTTAATCCAATACGCTGTGTCATCGAACTAAACCAAAGTCCTACACTGTCAGGATAGCTTTGTGTATAAACTTTTTTTAAGTCATTGCCTTGGCCTTGCCAAATTGTTAAAGTTTCAAATTCACCGATACTATCGATAACTACAACTGTAGCGTCTGCAAAGCCACTAGTATAATAGCCAGCTGCTGCATGGCTCTTATGATGTTCACCTATGACTAATGGCTGCGTTAGATTATATTTGGCAAGATATGATTTAACATCATTCTCTTTAGTTCTATCTCCCTGTCCTGCTGTATATTGTCTAGCAGTTTTTAAGTCAGGATTTTCATACCAGACGATTATATCCGGCTTTCCGTATTGTTCTGCGTCTTGGATAATGCCAGGGCACAAGTCTCCGTCATTTTTAATGCCAGAATATCTTTCACTGTGTGCTGCAAATTGTAATTGTTTATCATGCCAAACGCTGATGGCAGCATCATGACTGTTGGCACTAATTCCCCAAATGTTCATCGGTATATAAATGGGTCTCGTTTGCGTAGTTCTTCTAAGCGTTTTTTTAATTTAATCTGAAATTGTACTTCTGGATGTTCATGATCAAATGTTTTATAATGATCCAACAGTGTTGTAATCTTTATTTCTAAGTCTGATTTAAATTTGTTGTAGTCTATGCTTGCAATAATGTCTCGGTATTCTTCGCTGTTAAAACAGTAATGTCCACTGACACTGACTGCAATGTCTTTATCAGTTACTCCTGGTTCTACCCAACGTTGCCAAAAGTTCAAGCCATAGACAAAGTCGGCAAATCTAGCCCACAAGTCAGCAGGAGCAAACTCTTTTAACAAGTCTGTTTGTATTTTACCCAACTGTGGCGCAATATTTAAACTGTCGACACCTGCGTCAATCCGTTGTTGAATATCTTCTGCGGTAAAATAATCAGCATTGTGTTCTTTAAACAAGAAGCCCTTTGCTCTAATTTGCTCGCCTATTACACGATTTCGTTCTACGTCAAAACTGCCAACTTGGCCGTCTTTGGTTAAACTGCCCGTTTGTGTTACAAAAAACTTAACATTATTTTTGTAAGGATTTAAAAATTCTAATTGAGTATCAATTCTACCTAAACTGCCGTTAATATCAATACCAGTATTGTCTTCGCTGCCAAATTCTAATATGATATCGGGATTCAAACTTATTGCATATTCAATCAACTGTTTTGCATAATGCAATTGATTGTCTTTAATTCTACTTACATCAATATGAATTAAATCAAATCCAGCGGCAATGTCCGCGGCAATAGTTTTCATACAACGATCGATTGCATCTTCTACACTTAGACCTCTATCTAAATCAGTAAAGTAAGGTCCACAATGGTCTCTGCACAGTAGTAAATTTGGATTTTTATATTGTTTTACTTGTTCTGCTAATTCAGTTGTAGTACAAACATAGCCTGTGACGTAGTCGACTTGATTGCGGCTGGCAATAATCATCAGAGGATAACTATTATCTTTTGTGTGTTTGGCAAGTATTTCTATAATTTCCTTGCTCATTGGGCCAAAGCCCAATTTAAATTGTTTCATATTGTCTGCTTTCGATTTCGTCGTAGAGTTCTTCGCTAGGTTTTATTCCAGTATAAATCTCAAATTGTTTTAAGAATTGACTGCGATAAAACTCACGCCCTGATACATATTTAATATTATAATTCTGGCATTGTCGTTTAAATTCGTTATTTTTAATAGCTAAATCTATTACCAACCTTGTATTAGGAGGTATTTGTCCTAATTTATATGGACTTTCTTCTGTACTTGTTCCCAGTGCTGTGCAATTAATTACAATGTCTGCGGGCTTATACCGTTCATTCCATGTATTCAAATTCCTAGCACAAATATTTAAGTTTCCATAATATTCTTCTTCTAGATATTTAACAACCATACTGCCTATTGCTCCGGCACCCAAAATAGTTATTTTATCTGTTTTATCGATATACTTGCAAATGTGTTCGACGCCTGCTAGATCGGCATTATATCCGTGAGTTTGATTTTTGTTTATCTTAATAGTATTACAACTATTATAGAGTTCTACATAAGGATGTTTTTTATCTAAATATGATATAGTAGACTTTTTAAATGGCATGCTAACACTGATTCCACTAACTCCGTCTTGGATTGCTTGCATTATTGCTTTTTCAATGTCTGTACAGGCCATGGGCTCGTAAGTTGCATCTATCCCATAATGTTTAAAAAACTCTGTATAAAAGTATTGCCCTGTCTTTCCAGGATATTTACTTAAACTTATATATCTTTTCATTGTTTGTACGCTCTTATTTCTTTTATTTTATTGTCTTGATCAAATTCCAATACATCTACGATAGAAGCTACTATTTTGTTATTAATTATAATTGTTAGTTCCGCCATAACTGTATCCATACCAACTGCTACTCTATCTACGTCAATTCTAATAGTATCTACACTATTAAAAAATCGTTGATTAAAATTAAGAACATTTTGTTTTCCAACAATTTGAACATCCCAATCAGTTAATAAAATACTGTCACTGAACAATACTTCTAAACTAGCTGTGTCTTTTTTACAGAAGCTTTGAAAATACATTAATGCAATTTGACTTTGTGTTGGATTACTCATTGTCTAACTCCTATAATTGTTTTTAAAATATTCATTAAAAAATAGTTCGCTGATTTTTTCATGCATAGTAGGCCCAGGATGTGTACTGTCTCTTGCAAAGTCAATATCATATTTCAAATCAGGATATTTGATATACTCGAAGTCGGGGAAGTTTTGTTGAATAATATTAACTTCATATTCTGTATCGATTCCCGGAAAATCCCACATAGAATATATTACTTTGGCATTTAAACTTTTTGATATAGAATCTATCAATGCTAAATTTTTAATCGACTGATATTTAATAAACTCTATGTCTATAAACAATTCATCTACTACTTTGCTATCAGCTGATAATCCCGGGGACTCCGGATGAAACCATGTTTTTATATCTTTGGTATTATAACAGTATTCTCTCCTGGAAAAAGGAGGAAATAATATTACAATATAGTCTAAATGTTTTTTAAATTTTGTAGAATACCAATAGAGGCCATTGGCAATAGAATCTAATCCTGCTCCTGCTAATGCAAGATTATAATGAGGAATAGTTTTACCTGTTTTAGCTTTTAACCTACTTAATAAACGATTTGTCCACATTTTATTTGCCGGTAATCCGATGCCTTCTGTATAGCTACAGCCAGTAAACAAAATAGAAACATCTGAATCTATATCAAAGTCGTCGCTTCTAAATCCATAATTATTAAATTTATATCTAATTTCATCGCAATCTTTGGGATATATGTTTGGACCTTTACTATTAACTTCTAAATAATTACGTTCTAAATCATAGGCATGCCAAGACAATTCTGTATTAGCTCTATTTGAAATTATACTATTGTAATAAGAATCTTTATTAAACATTATTATGTTCTAACTCTGCAAATAATTTAATACCCAGATACCACAAGAATAAATCGAAGGGTGCAGTGTGCAGCGGACTCATATTCCAGAAAATAACAGGTATTAACTGTTGAACCTTACGGTAATCTAGATTATTATCCAAAATATATTTCTTTAGTCGCTGTTGATATACTGTAATATGATCTACATTTGGTATGCTCAGTGTTACTGTGCCGTTATCTATTTCAATATTAAAATTATGATTCTTAATATTTGCATAGTTGATTATTAATCCGCCTGCCATTTTTGCCAAATCATAATAGATATCGCCATATTCTATCAGTCCTGCAAACTCATGACGCCAATCTATAATCTTAAACTCGCCGCTGTCGCTGATAACAATATTATCAAATTGTAAGTCGCCGTGTAAAAATCCTGGGCGAGTTACAGTTGCAAAATATTCCCAATCTATTTTATCAAGATAGTAACTGTAGTCCTGAACGGCAACCCCGTCGATATTAGTAACCGGTGTTAAATTAGGATACTTCTCTAAAAACTTATTAATACGCGATAATGATTTGGTTTTATAAAACTCCATACTAGCTGCATAAATGTCCGTATCACTATCCAGCCAAACTGTTGTTTCTAACCAATTGAGTAATTCATTGAATGCTACAGGGTTATTAAATTCGTACAGTGTTTTTCCCTGAAAGAAATCATAAGCCATATAGTTGCCGCTGTGTGTGCAATTACTAGGAAATACATGTGGATTAGCCAACACTTTGTCGTATTTCTTTTTTGCTATGCTACTATCTAGCCACCATTTAACCACACGATTATTGCAGATATAAGTTACTTCATCTTTTTTAGTAAAGTCGAATTTTTGGCTTTTGCCCAGTTCAGTTTGATATATTATGGGACTACCAAAGTCTAACCAAGTGTTTAATGCAGCAGTGTCGCTGCCCAGTTTAATAATACCAATAAACTCGTTGCTGTTACTCTGCTCTAAGTCTGCAAAGAACGTAGCGTAATCATTGATATACATTAGACCAGTAAATGCACGCCAAGTTGGTGGCGTTGTTTCCTTAAACTTAATGTCGTGTATATAGAAACTATTATTTTGATCAAACATAGTATAAAGATGTGTATCTTGTTCGGGCACAGTTTTAACAAAATAACAATCTTTATTTCTAACTAAATCCGTTACTGGCTGATTAAAGTACGTATCGCAAGGCACGTACCAAAATGGCTGATTAATTAAATCTTTACACTGTAACAGTGTGTAACCTGTGCCAGACTTTTCACTGGTCCAGTCATCTACATGCACAAACTCGATGTTTCTGTCACTATATGCTACACTGCAAAAGTCCATGATCTGTTCTTTTAAGTAGCCTACAGGTATAATAAATCTGCTGTCTTTCGGAAACTGATCTATGATCTGTCCCAGTACAGGTTTGTCCTTATAGGGCAATAATGCTTTGTTAAGGTTCTTAGTGTAATTGCCCATTCTGCTGCCCAGGCCAGCAGTAGGAATAACAACAACATTATTCGTGTTCATAACTGATTCTACCGTGTGTTCGGCCCTGATCGTCTTGCAATCTAATTACATCATCTAGTTCTGTTGTACTGGTTTCCATGAATTCTAAATCAGTCGTGGCAATTACTCTGTGCACATAACCTGGTTGAACATTGAATACCACGCCTGCACTTAATTCAATGCGTTCAAATGTGTATTCGTATTGCTCAACTTCACGCTCAGTCATGCCAGATTCTAGGAATTGTTTAATATCTAAGGGTTCTCGACTACGATGTAATACACCAGTACCACTTAATACATAATTTGTTTCAATTTTGTGTTCATGTACTTGCAAGCTGGTTCTATTGCCAGCTTTAAATAAAATTCGCTTACTAGCGTAAGGAGTTTCGGTACCGTCTGCTATCCAGAGCTCATAGCCCCAATGTTTGTTTACTTGTTTAATTGTCATAGCCATCCGTTTTGTTTAATTTTTTCCAGCACTGTTTTAAACGCCTCTTTGTGTCCCAATGGACCGGTATGCATTGATTTTATTTCATCGGGGTAGTCTACACTTAGTTTACCCCATGATAATTCTACTAAATTCTCTTCTTCCATGAATTTAGCATACTCTTTCGGTTCGTGTGTTAGAATCAAGTGTTTAATGTTGTTCTTTTTCAACAACTGATGTGCCATTGTCATTACACCAATACTGTGCAACCGATTAATCCTACTGTCATGAATAGTGGTGGCAAAATCATATAATGTTTTCATTCTTTCCTTGGGTTCGTTAACGAACCTAGCATAGTATCCGCTTTCTTTATCGTCTTTTCTAAATGTTTCCCAAAAATCTATAACACCCATAAAGTTTTCAGTGAACATACGACCATTATATCTGTTGTCATCTGCCATGGGATGCTTTTCTAATATCTGATGATAAGTGCATTCACCATAGGGCGGATACTGATGGTAATTTACATCGGTATTGGTTATTTGATTTTTGCTGTTGTCATCCCAAGGAAACCAATCTACTCTGTCATAGCTGGTATGGCTTACCAACACGATATCATCTGCGGAAGCGATGTTGTCAACAGCATATTGTACCTGTAGATATATACTTAAATTTGTACTGGAACCTTTGGCTAGATTGACCAGTTCTCGATCCAGTTTATCTGCTAACATAGTTCCGTAGGGTTCTGTTTTCAAATCGATACAGCCTATTCCTATATTAAAGCTGTCGCCACATACTATTAATTTATTTGTATTCATGTTTAATATAATTTATTTTCTTTAATATATCTAGCCAGTTCACTGGCCCAAGCAGCATGTGCTTCGGGACTGGGATGCCAGCCCGTTAATGGCACTGCAATATTATTAGCAGTGTCTTCTATATAACTTTTGAAAGTATTATTTGCATAGTCTTTTTTATAAAATCTCACAGGATCGATACTTGCCCATAATGCAGAATAATCATTATTGTGTATTTTACGAGTTAACGGATCTGTGGATTGATGATATTCGTGCCCGCCTATCCGTCCGCTGATATTGGCAATTTCGTCTGCAATTTTTAAATCTTGCCAATTATCCGGATTAGCATTTGGTGTTTGATAAAAACTATTAAAACACATCCATTTGATATTATTGGCTTGACAAAAGTTTTGTAATTGTAAAACATTAAGTACATACCTAGGAATATACTCTTCTTCATTCCAAAGATATGCCACGTACAATTCCCAAAACTTTTCCTGTGCGGCTGCATCAAAATGTTTAACTTGAGGCCATAATCTAAATAGATGCGACAACTTGTCGTCTTTATACCAAAAACTATTACGTTCGGGACTTGTCCAGCCTACAATAACAAATAAATTCTCTGTTGAAAGATTATTTGCAAGATATTTTTGAGAAATATAGTTAATAGTTCTGCGAAGTATAGTGCCATTATCATCCGCAGGCCAGCTGAGATTGGTCACCGGCCTGTTTAACAATTGGGACAATCGAGTAGAAAAGATTTTAGGCACTCTATAAGAATCATTGTCTGCCAGAAAGTCATATGCACCTGGATGCGTGTCAGCAGGATATCGTTTGGCAATTTCAGGATCTGCAATTTCGCATCCAAACGTCCAGCTGTCGCCGTCGCAAATTATCTCAGGGGGTGTATTATTGTCGAACTTATCAATCAATCTTTTAGATGTACCACTCAAACCATTTTCTCCTAATTTCTTGATAATTGTAAATCGAATCTAAATTTGCTTCCACTGCTGTGCTTCTCATTACTGCGTATTCAAAAGGATTCATACAGTCCGGATGAATTGACAAACCGGTCATGTACTTGTACAGCAAACAGCCTGGTCCGAGCCAAAGTGTTTTGTCAAGATTAAGCCCCTCTTGATTTTTGTATTGATACTCCATGGGATATGTTATCTTATGCGACATGTATAAATCCGACATCAAATCCATTGTGGCACTGTCGCCGTAGAATAGTACATCATCGAAGTTGTTCGAATTGAATTCACCGGCGAATTTACTTATTGGTGTTGCAGAATAACATACTCCGGGCCATACTCTCTGTAAAGGGAATCGGTGTGCAGGATTATAAATTACATCGAGCCTCGCTTTGATTACCAAGTCATACTGAAAATCATTTTCTAGTTCATAATTTCTTTTTAATAATAAGCTCTGTGCAAAACTATAAAACATAGGATCCCAGGCTCTCTTAAACTTATCTTTAATATATTCTTCTTGAATAAAGGCCTTAGGCTTGTACGCTTGAATAATATCGTCTCTATCGTTATGCTTGACGTCTTCATACACGGAATGGTCAGTTTTTGGCAATCTCCACGAATTCGTATCCCAAGTATGGATAAAATAATCTGTTTCTACACCTAGTCCATTTTCAGGATGAGGGTGTTCATATTCAAAAAATCGCTTGATATTAGCAGCACTTTCACGCCAATAACGTGCTTGTCCACTAAAGCAAACTGCTATTCTATACTTTCTCGCCGTGACGTTATTATATGAGTTCGTGTCCACCTAACTCTCCTTCTAATCCTGATTTTATTTTTCTGTCTAAATAGTCTGCACTCCTATAAATCTTAGGATCTACACTCAGTGGAGATATTTCCATGTTTAACATTTTAGCATAAAAATACAATGCATGTTCAGTGCCAATTAAGTTGTTACTGTTAAAACTTCTTTTGCCGATCACTGGTAGCCATCTGTAGAATTCACAGATACGATTGAATGTAACAGTGTCTGCATACCAGAATACATCACCTAGTCTATGAAAAGGAAATTGCACAGGATCTTTAGTTGTATGGCAACTGTAAAAGGTATTTACTTCGGGATATACCAGATCATATTTAACAAAGTGATTGATTTGATGATCGTCTAGAAACAAGTCGCATCGCAGTCTGATACAGATATCGTATCTGATATCGTTAGCATACTCGTAGGTCTTTTTCAAATGCGCTGCTCGCATCACACTGTAAAATTGTCCTGCTGCCCAGTCTAGTTTGGTCACACCGTGTTCATTGATATGAGCAGCATTTTTATCTCTTATATCTTTAATTTTATTTTTATTCGAAACTTCATCTTCGAATATACAAGCCTTGGGCTGAAGAGCCTGTACCATTCTCTGCTTTTCATCCTCAGAAATTTTGACTCCGGGCACAGTGTTATAATCGTAACCTTCGTGCATTAGTAAGCGATGCGGCGGCGAATTGTAATCCCAGAAGTGGCAGAAAAAATCTACTTCTTCGGTCTCATAGGTCTGTTTAATTTTATCTATCAGCCGTAGCCACGTATGGTAACACTTTTCCCATGTTCTAGGCTGACCACTGATACAGACTGCAACTTTCATTTGGCGTTTTTCCATTTAGTATAATATGGCTCAAACTCTGGAAACGTAGCCAAGAAGTCTGTGCCCCTACGACGATCGTGTTCGTCCACGAACGCTACAAAATCTTTTTGATATACTGTTACTTCAGCTGGATCCTGCTGATGCATAACAAGCTCATAGATGCGCTTGAACTTTTCAGCTTCCCATTTGAAGAAACCTCGATTTGCACTACCGTACCACTCGCCGTTTTCTAAATTACGATACATCATACTTACCTGATCAAATATAAATTCCTTTGCCCATGCAGCCGGCATTACATGAAAGATACTTTGGTGTGCAGGATGACGCAGATACGGAGTATCGAGAATCAACGGAGCATGAACTTTGTTATGTCCGCCGAATTCATTTTTAATTGCTAACATGTCTTCTTGAAACTTTAAGTAGCTGGGAATACTTAATACGTTGTAAGTGCTCATGATAGTAATAGTACATTGTGGGATTTCTGACAAAACTCGTCGAATGTTACTTAACCACAAGTCATAGTTCATACCATCTCTGATATATTCGGCTGCTTTACCGTGAGCATCGCAACTGGTAAAGATTTTAAACTTTTTAACTTTCTTTTCTTCGCAGATGATTTTAACTTTTTCGAGGAATCTGTCAAACAACTGCGGCGGTACGCAGAGATTACTGTTAATGCTTAAATGTATTTCTGTATTAGGATTGTCGATAACATAGTCTAAAACTTTAAACGTATCTTTGCTTAACAAAGGTTCGCCTCCAGTTACCCTAAAATGCTGCAACTCTTTATAAACAGTGGGCCACCATTTCCAAAATGCATCCACATAAGGATTATATTGGTTATGCGGAATTGGCATCTGATCAATCTGTTTCAGGCCTTCGATGTCATTGAATCTGCCGTGTGTTGGATAAGGACCGTACTGTTTAATTTCATCCATCCATAAGCTGCTGACCTGCGGACTGCAATAGCTACATTTAAAGTTACACACACTACTGAAACTTACTTCCAAATAGCTGGGTGCAACGTCCTGGTCCCAGGGCATATTTTTGATTTCATTCAAATGAGGCTTAGCCCAAATGTCATAGCTTTTGTAAATCCTATCACTGAGTGCGTTAGGAGCACTGTCTTCCACTTTCCAGCAGTAGTCGCATTCTTTAGGGCGTTCTCCTGTTAGCATCATTTTGCGCTGTTCTTTTTTGAAATTAGTATTATGCAACGCACTTGGATTAACTACTAACTCTTCTAAAGGAACTTTGTGTGTAGTAGGATGATGACAGCTATGATTATGACCCGTCTGCAAATGGAGAGTGACTTGTTTCCATTTGGCAATACAAAAGCTAGGACTCACGGCGTTGATCTCATCCTTATAAGATAAGATTGATTTGTTAATGTCCATATATTTTTAATTAAGCTGTTAAATTTTTATTACAAAACTCATCTCTAATTTGCCACAGTTTTGTTTCTTCTGTACATTCGTTTATTGCTTTCTGATACTGGAATTTTAATTCTTCAGTTCTTGCCATAACATGTGCAAATTTTCTATAGGCTGTAATGATTTCAGAACATACTGTAGCTAAATCTTTAAATTGACTATTTGCAATTTGCTCTATTAGAGGACCATTACCTTCTTGTGCTTCTTTTAGCTTTCGATCTCTTATGTAGTCTCCTCCAACAGCTTTGGAAAAGTAAGGACGTCTGGCGTCGTTGATTTTTTCAATCAACAAGTTTCTTACTTTATTTTTATTTTGTTCAAATAAAGATAGTGCAGGCGGTGCAGTATTGAGTTCAGTATTTTCTAATTTATTGCCTGCAATTCTCCAATTCCAGCAATTATTAAGTTTCATATCTGCAGGCAAGTCTTCTAACCAATCTCGCATAGTAACATGTTCATTTAATGTAAATGTCTGTTCCATGTCTGTAGTAAAGTATGTTACTCTATTTGTTGCAATATCTATAATTAATCTTGGCATGATGCTCTCCTGTAAGTTATTAGTCCTTTTCTTACTGAATGGACCACTACATAGTCTTTGTTAAAATCTGCAGGACTAGTTACATATAATCCTGTGTTATTCATTTGTTTCTTTTCTCCGGTCAATGCATCTAATATTACAGAATATCCAGATTCGGTTATTACTAAGATCTCGTCTCCACGCAATCTCATATTCCATGCACAGACTCCTCGCAGTCTTCTTATCCACTTTTGGTTGCCAAATTCGTCGTAAGCAAGTGCATATCCATCTTCATTGACTATATACGCTAATTTAAATTCGTCGTGGACTTGAACAAATTGATGTCTAGACGATGTTCCTGTTGTTCTTGTCCATAAAATTTGTCCGTACTCATTTAAACCATATAGCAGTCCGTTTTCGGTCGATGCAATCAAAGTAGAATTAATAGAATTAATTTTACCTTTAATCACACCTAGTTTAATTTTCCAGTTTAATACACCGTTAGTAATACTATACAAGTATCCGTCATTGCTTCCGCATAAAACTTGATCTTTATAAATGTACGGACTTGCGGGCACGACATCTTCAGTTGGCACTCTCCATTTAAGTGTACCTGACATTAAATCAAGTGCAACTATGTCACCTCGCTTGTTTTGTATGCCGCCTTCCGTGGCAATATATAGTTCTTGTTTTTCTTCGCTGATTGCAGGAGTGCTATGCAAAAACAAATCCAGTTTATGATTTATCAGCATCTTACCTGTAAATCGATCAAAGCAATAAAGTGCGCCGTCATAGCTAGCAACATAAATTCTATCTTTATACACTTGTATTTCAGCCGAAATGCCTTTGTCCTGTTTAGGTCTAGGGCCTTGCCATTGCCAAAGTATTTCTCCGGTTTCAAGTTTTTGTGCAAATACTTCATGTCTATCATTAGCCCAATAAACTAAATCTTCATGTATTATAGGAGGATTTTTATACCAATAATACCATTGATTATATGCCATGTTTCTCCAAATTTCTTCTCCCATTACAGGCTTTTCTTTTGGATCGATTCTGGTGATTCCTAGGTCGTGACGTGTAAAAATTCTTTCTACTGGAGTACCTAATAATTCTAATCTACGTGTACCTAGATAATTCCAAAAATCAAATAATACAGCACATGCAACTGTATTAACTTTTATATTTTCATCTTCAAGAGCTTTCAACGTTGTGTTATACGTTGTACCAAAATTCATGGCATCATCTATATATACTGCTCGCAGATTATCCTGTGTCGGACGCGGACCTTCTACCAATCGTTGTCTGTTTCTATTTTTTCTAACATCTCTAACTAATAGAGTTAATAATTTATGTCCTTGTTTTTCAGCGGCTATCTGCGTGGCAACTAACAGGTTTACTGATCCAAAACCTTTTCCATATATTACTTCTGGGTTATATTTTTTTATAAGGTCCCACATCAGTTCGCCGGCATCTGCTAATAACCCGCCAAGTTGTAATGCTTGTCTAGTATCCAAAAACCAAGAATATTTTTTTCCTGCAACAGTATCACCGAAAATTAAACCGTGATTTATGAGATGTTCTTTTAGTTTATACCAAGTCGGAGTTTTCATATGTTGTCTATTTATTAGTAGGATACTGTTATTTTAGGCAAAAAAAGAGATGCTTTAAAAAGCATCTCTCCATTTAGACCAATTAATTTATTAAAAAATAATTAGCATTATGTGCTCGATTATTCGCCTTCGCCTTCGCCGCCACC